CTTGGCTTGTTTGAACAAGCAATCTCCATGTATCGCATATTGCCACTCATATTTATAATATTAATATATATTATTAATATCACTTAAAATAAATTGTAAAAGTTATAAGTTTTATTAAAATACCCATTTGGCAATCATATATAATAATAATAATGCCAATCGCGTATTTTATTATTTTTGCTGATTTTGAGCCTCCATAATTTGTTTAACAATATCAAATCTGCTTGTATTTTTATTTTTAGAGACTTTATATATCACAGCACTATTATCATCTACATTTGCCAATTTACCAGATGGGTCGCATATTGCTGTGGTTATATCTGTTAATGTAATTGGATGGGTTATTGTTAATGCAACGCCACCGCCATCAGTAAAATAAAAATCGGATACACCATTGATTTTATTTATAACTCCCATAATATTCATGCGTATGCCACCACTATCTCCGCCTACATATTTCTCTGTATCTAATATATCAGACCTTATAGTGTAATATGGTCTTGTCATTAATTTAGGGATATTTTGTGATCTTGTTGTAATTGATTGAGTATTTTGGACAATATATGGTGTGTATTTTAATGGATAGGCTGCCGCAGCAGATATTTCACCAATACCACCACCAGCACCAGTTGTATAATTATTTGCTTGTGCTACTTGTGGTCTCGCAATCTGTGTTGAATAATTAATACCACCATATAAAGTTATTGGATAATCTTTTAAATCGGTGGTTACTACTTGACAATTTGTTGTGGCATATTTCATGCTAAACATATTCTCCTCTCCCACTCTAATCTGCTCATTACTATTTTGATTTAAATTAACTGGATTAAATTGCTCATAAGTAAATCCTAACAATCCCCAAAAAGATTGTGTCCAATATCTCTCTGGACATGTATTACCAATATCTAAAAATATCCCACAATGAGCATCAAATACCTTACCCTCCTCAATATTTGGATTACATATTGATACATCAGTAGCAGCATCGTCTTGTTTTAAACCAACTTTGCCACTACTATCATCCTCCATATCTGTCAATGTTACTGGTAAATACTCCTTTGCTCCACCACTTACATAAACTAAATGCTTTGGATACTTAACCCAATATGGTTTCATGTCTGGTGTATAATCATTATATCTTAATCTCTTATTGATTTTATAACACTCTGTGGCAGCCTCCGCAGATATTGCAGTGCTTGATGGGATAGTGGTTGCTGCTGCGCCTTGGGCTACTGCTGGTGTAAATACTGTCGTAACTCTACCAGCATCAAATGGTTGATTAACATTTTCAGCTGTATGTAGATTTTGGAAACCAAATGTATTAGTAAGCTCATTAAAAACTAATGATGGATTATTAGCACCAATGTATCTATAATTTAATAGAGGTGTAATCCTTTTGGCTGCCTTATTATATCTCGCACCAGTTGGGTTGCGTTGTTGGACAGCATAATCATCTACTGAATTTACATATTCAGAGTAATCGGCTGATTTGGTTGTTGTATATGGTGCTTTGTCTGTAACCGCACTTATTTGTAAATCAATAAAACTCTCTGGTGGTCCATAAGCTAATCCATTGCGACTGGTTGATATAACTGTTGAGAAAGCTGTGCAATGATGGTCAAATCCAACAAATGTTGTATTGCCAATCATCTTTCTAAAATCATTGTTGGATGGGTCTAATGGTTGTCCAGCTAATACACTTTTAGCTTTATCATTGGTTGCGAGCCAACCATTAGGTTGGATGCTTTGTGTAATCTCTGGATGTAAAACAATCACATCTTTAACTGACCCATCATTTAATGTTTGAGATTTCTTGCGTGTGGCAAATCCTAAACTTAAATAATCTACACCACCATTACCACTATTTAATATATTCTCTTTTGCTTTATCATATCTAATAAAAACTGGGCAAGATACTTGACTAATACCATTTATTAATGTTGGGGCAGTTGTTAAACCATCAGACCCAAAATATTGTATATTAGGATGAGACCCAACATGTATAAATCTATCTAAACCCAATCCCAACTCTTCAGCATATTGCTCTTGTGCCTTAAAAAAAGCACTTAATTTATTTAGATTATCTGTGGTGTATTCCCATGATGTAACCATCTCTGGTGGATTATTGGCAACCGCAACACCACTTATATCATTAATAATAAAGTTTGCCGTGCCAGTATCTGTCATACCCCATCCATCATTTAATTGCCGACCAGTTGTAAATAATTGAGGTCTCTTTACAAATATATATTGCATAGTTGTTAGATAATTAGTGATTGCGACTTTTTCTGGTGCTGATGGGGCATAAAGTGCTGGATTTGCTAATTTTGCTGCCTCTGTTAATATTTGTAATATTAAATCATAAGTCTCCTCATCATCTCTACCCATTGAGCCACTCTCAATTGGTTTATATGAGTTTGTGGTTGTAGCACTAAATATATTGTGATCCTCTGTTTTACCATCCTCAAATGTTATTGGTGCTACTAATGTCTCTGGTTGGTCTATTGTTAATCCATTACTATCTACATAATTTACATTTTGTTGCATCTGCTCTGTAATTTGAGCAGCTACATTTGTTGGACTATAAAATCCCTCCTCAACACTATATTTTTTTAACTCTATATATTCAACATAATCATTTTGAGCAAACCAATCTTGCGATAATATCCTATCTAATAAATAATTTACATCTGTTGTGCCATCACCCCAATACTTTACATTTGGGGCAGCACTATAAAGATTATAATTTTGAGCTCTAATAAACATGGTAAATCTACTATTATCACTGACTGGTCTATAAAATTGCTCTAATGTTTGTGCTTTCTCTGTTGGAGTATTTGTATATACATTACTCTGACCACCTTGTGTTGATAAAAAGTAATCATACTTGGGTATTTTATAATCATTAGCAACATCAATTGCCACTTGTGATACACCAGTAGATTTGCCATCAGCAATCTCAAAAAAGAAAGGCATAGGGTATTGGGATTGTGGGTCATCAATGGCAAAATCGTGAAATGTTTTTGGATTAGTTGCTGGTAGTATCTCCGCCCTCTCCTTAAATTCAGCAAAGGCATTTGGGTTTTTTAATGTCATACTAAATCGCCTTGGTTGAAACATACATCCCTCACCATTACTGGTTTTATAATATCTCTGTTGCAAAGTTGTCTCATTATCTTTTATATTTACTGTGATAGTGGTATTAGTAGCCACCAGACTTTTTTTATGTTGGAACTCTACAATTTGTGGGTCATGTGTTATTACTAAATTAGTATAATCAAGCTTTTGTGTAACTATAACACTTGGTGTGCCATCCTCATTAAAACCATTATCAGTATAAATATCTTTACCCATAAACTCCATATTACCGCCACCACATCCATCTTCAGATATAAAAGCACTCTGTATCTCTACTGTATCACCAGCCTCTAATTTTAATCCTTTACCAAGCTTACAAGTAAATACTGCTGGTTGTGTATCATTATTGCTTTTACCTTGTATGGATTGCTCCCTATTACACTCTAACAATGTAATATCTTGATACTCCATGTATGTTTAATATAATATATTATATTAAAAATATCCAAAAAAAACTTATATAAAAATGTAAAATACCCATTTGGCAATAATATATAATAAAGATAATGCCAATCGCGTATTTTATTAATTGATGTATTTTAATATTTCTTTTTGAGTTTTTAACAAATCATCTACTAATATTTTAATCTCAATCTCTCTCTGCTTATATATATCACATTTAGGACATTTAAAATAATCCCAAATAATCCTCATCAGCCACTCCATTTTTATTATATTATAGATTATTATTTGATTTATAAATTAAGCATAAAAAGTTGCCATCTGTCCATCTTTGAGTGTGGCAAATCGGAGGATCTCTAACCACACACGCTGGACAGCATCAATATCACTATCAAGGGTAGTATGGATGACCATGCCCTTACTATCAACTTTGGATGAGTTAATAATCTTAAAACCTTGCCAAAAGTTTTTACTCTGTAAATTAGTCCGCTGACTGCGACCCATAAAAAAGTGCTGTCCAAGAGCAACAATACAATTACCCTCACCACTATAATGCTCACGCGATACATAGGCTGGTCCGCCTTCAGCAGAGATTAGATGATGATAATGAGAGGCAGCATTGCTGACATCTTGGGGGAATAAAAATTCAT